TCTCATATAGGTCTATCCAATCCTGTAAAGACGACCTCTTACAATCAAAAACACGACAAGTTTCTACTTGATTTTCTGTTCGTAAAGCGTGGCGAACAGCGGAGAGTTTATAATCTTCTGTGTGATGTTTTCTCATCTACTCTTACTTTTAGTGCCGGTTTGAAATGTTCAGCGGTCTAAAAGTCTCACATACAAATAAGAATGGCTGATGGCTGGAATACAGGAGATTATATTGCTGTAGTTCTATCTACTTTACTCGGAATTGCTCTTTTTGCAGGGTTAGGAGTTGCTTTATATAATCCAGAAACTCGTATAGCTATTATGGGAACATTAGGAGCTTTCTTTTTTGCGATTGTTAACTTTATCCCCTTTGGATTTATTACGTTTGGATTTATTGCTGATATTATTGGTCAAGATTTTCGATATTCGATAGCAAGTATTGTTGGTCTGATTGCTATTGTGGTTAACTTTTTTATTGCGTTGATGACCGGTAAATCTGTAGTCTGGGAAGCACAAGGTCAAGAACGACCAGGTCCTGCTTGGTGTATGATTCCTGGTCTAGAAAAGTTTGAAAATAAGAGAATGCCAATGAGTATTGTTTCTTCTTGGTCTATTCTAACTTATTACTTAATTTTCGCTTTAACAAACCGTGATTTATCTTCGAATGTTTCTATCTTATCCAGTATTGGATTATTAAGTATTACTCAATTAGCTACATTTTATGGATCTGATTGTTCTATGTTTTATGAAGATAGTTCAACATGGAGAATTTTATCTTTACTTTTAGGTATTGGAATTGGAGCTTCTGGATGGGGTGTTGTCAGTTCATTGTATCCTTCTCAAGCTCCATTTCCTAACACTAAAGAGCATATGTTATCTGGACCAGGATGGGATGGATCTGTTCAAAGTCCTGTTTTTCAAAAATTGACACCCAGAACAGGTGCGCAATGTTCAAAAGATCATTCTGAAGAAGGTGATGAATTTGTTTGTGAAGCATATAAAAACGGTCAACTAGTGACCGAAAAGATTAATGCTTAATTCACTCTAGTGTTTCCCTTGAGAGGATCCCTACTTTAACTGTTTCATTAATTTAAAATATCCAATAGCATCTCCACCCGTATGCTTATGAATGGTTCCATCAGAACAAATTCCAACAAGAGAAGGAACGTGAGTAATTCCAAATTTTTCACGTACCTTTCCAGGATCATTATGAATATCAATTGACATCCAATTTACATCTGGATGATCTTCTTGGAGATCTGCAAATACAGGTTTCAAACGCTGACATGGTGGACATGTTTTTGACCAGAAATGATAGACGTTCATTCTTTTTTAATTATAGTAGTACCTTCGATAATATTCGTTTTTGAAACGAGTCTGATCATTTTTTTCTTGCAAACTGTTTGTACTTCTGTATCATAACCCATTTTATGAATTGTTTTTTGAAATGCTGTATACATAGCAGTATGTAAAGCTCCTCTATCCAATTTACCTAAATTTTTGAGACACCATTCTACAACTTTATCGTATTCTACAGGTGGACCCATCATACGAAAATCTAGATCAGGAAACACAGATTCTGTTGTAGAAATTACTCTAACTTCTTCAGGAACCAAAACTCTTACTGCCATCTTATCTACAATATCATTATTAATCGAATTTTCATCTTGACCACCAGTATGTGCTCTGACATATGTAACTTGATGTTTCGCAAACTTTGTCAACAGCATAACAGTTTCTTCAATCAGGTCACGATGAGAAACATCTTTACCTTCTGCTGTCTTCCATTGATTTTTTAGCCATCCTGGGATCCATTTGGTTAGGCAATCTCTAGAATACGTTGAATCTGTGAAGATATGTAGTTCGGTCTGAGATCCACCACACATTTCTAAAGCTTTTTGGACTCCGGCATGAATAGCACGAAGTTCTCCTCGATTATTTGTTTGGGGTTCTCCTTCTGGAATACGGAATGCTCCAGACCATTCAGTATGTTCTGGAAAATAATAAGCGTATGACCCTTGGGCCCCACGTTTACCATTTGATTTACAAGCTCCATCAGTGAAGAGACTGATCATCTTTCTTATAGATTGGTGTGTTTATATTCGTTTCCATCCGTTTTGTAATACAGCGACTTATTAAAGCTCCTTGAATTCCTGATGGATTCTCTACATGAAACCATACTCTGTTTCTGAAAGAACGTTGTTCTAATTGACGTCGCAACATTTGTTGACAAGCTGATGTCAAAAATTCGGCATGCCAAACAATCATAATACGTAATTTTCCTACTGTTTTAGGAACTTCAGATATCCATGAAGAAAAACGTTGAGAAAATGAATCTGAAGAAAACAGGACACAAGCATCAATTTCTTCAATCTCTATTTTATCTCCATAAACTTCTTTGTATTTGTGTACAAACTTGTTAGTTTCTAAATCATTCAATGGTTCGTATAAGATATAATGTGGACAAGGAAACTCCATTCTCTTAAGAACTCTTTTCCTCTGTAGGTGGATTTACTCGCTTGACAGGAATACTAGAATCCACAATGTACAGAGAGTTTTCAGTCATTACAATAAAACAGTTCTCACATTTGAATACTTGTTGAATAGTAGATGTATATTCATCATTAGACTTTACAAGATATTTGATCTTATCCTGAACTCCAATACAACATTTCTTTTCTACAGAATCGCGGTAATAATCAAAAAAGACAGGCTTGTCTTCTTTGATAGCAACTTCAGATACTTTTAGAAGAACTGCTGCACTTGGTAAAGCCATTTGTCTTCTAAACTGAAAATGTTCATGACGCCTGTACGCACTTATACGTATCTTCAAGCTTGAACCTGGATCTCATATTAAGACTTGGAAGTTCTGTGCGAGGACGTTTAAGAACACTATCTACACGAGTCTGTATCAATCCTCTTAATTCTACAGCTGTCTTTGGAAGAAGCTTAGCAATTTCAAAGAGGAAATCAGCATACTGTGTTACATTCTCTTCAGATTTCTCAGTTTTGGATTGAATAACTGTATCATCCAAATCACTCAAAACTTTTTGCATAGATTCATGAAGAATTTTTCCAGGAACTAGTTCCGCAGAATATAGATATGTTAGAAATCTAGAATATCCACGACGAACATCTTTTTGCTTAGACCATGCTATAATCTTATCTTCAAATCCCTCTTCATTCGCACGAGGAAATACTAGAGTATCTGACATATCATACAAAGTTCCAAACATAGTTGCCTGAGTTCCCAAATCTTCAGAGATTTCAGGAATAACGTTATTCAATTTCACAGCAAGTTCGGACATAATTCCAGCATAAAATGATCCTTTAATTGCTTTGTCAAATAGCAAAGTTGTTACACGCAGACGAAATTCTTTATCACGTCTTTTCAGGATACTAATCGCATCTTGCGATAGAGCATCCAAATTTGCTTTTGCTACTTTATTAAAGATAGCAAACATTTGGTCATAATCCGGATCATCTGTTTCACGAATACGGCGAACGTATTCAATCAAAACTTTTTCACGCCAATTTGATGGTTCTTGAACGACTTTCTTTACGAAACGTCCAGGACGATATGCGGCTGGAACCAGTCGCAATTTAGAAATATTTTGTTTAATAATCTCAGGAAGGTCAATCTTTTGAATAAACCTCATAGAGTAAAGAAAAGCACTAGTTAGTTCCATTTTGTTATTTATGTTAACCAACAACAAAACGAATTCGTTTTAAAGTATGTAGATACTAAATATAACAAATGGAGTCTCCAGAAACCACCAAACTCAAGACGACTTGGGTTTTGTGGTATCATGACCCCGAAAATCGTGACTATTCTTTAAAAAGTTATATTGAAATTGCGCCTTTTGCAACGCCTGTACAATTCTGGTCTGTTATTGATTCAATTCCAAAAGAAGCTTGGGAATCTGGAATGTATTTCTTTATGCGTAAAGGCTACAAACCTCAATGGGAAGCAGATGAACATAAACACGGCGGAGCTTGGTCAAAAAAGATCGAAGCGGAACAATCACATACAACATTCATTGATTTGATGGTACATTGTATAACAGAAGAACTTTTAGTTCAACATGCAGAAACATTAGCCGGCATTTCAATTTCACCTAAAGGTCAATTTCATATCATTAAACTGTGGAATACTTCAACTAAAATTTCAGACAAAAAGTTTCTGAATCCAAATCTAACTTATTTTAAAGTTACAGATGATGTCGTGTACACACCACATGTGTCCAGACCTAAATAGGTTTGTGACTTGGTTACAAAAGTGTCATAGTATAACCTGGAGGATGAGTTTGATCAAAAAGTTCTTGAAGTCTTTGAATATAAAGATTTCTGAGTTTTTTGATTTGTTTTTCTGAAGGATTCAAGATCTTTTTTGTTCGTATAGGTTTGCCAGTATATGTCGTAATTGGATCCAAAGGAAGTTGAGATAGACGAGTCCAATTTATAATAGAATCTAGTTTTGGGAATGGGATTCGAAATCTTAAATGTGTATACATAAAATCATTATACAATTTTAAGATTTCTAGTTCTGATTCAGGAAATACTTCTTGTTCACCGTAAGTTAATATAGGAACTAGAGGTATACCCATTTCTAAAGCTATTTTGAAAATACCTTTACGTTTTCTGACAACTAATTGTAAATCTTTAGGAGATCCACGTCTCATTTCATCTACACCTCCTAATATAATTGATATAGATTCTTTTTCAAGAGTATCTCGAATACTGTATTCGTCTGAAGGAATAGCATTCAATAAAGGAATAATATCTTTGATGAATGGAAGCATAAAGTATCCGTAATGAACCACACCTTTAGTAGGTCGGTACTCAGGACTTGTGATTTGGTACCCATTATGAATTACAGGAGTTACACCAGAAATTCCATGTGGGTGCCAGATATTAATAGATTTTTCTGGAATTGGTTCTCTAATATGGATCTGAAAAGTCTTGCGAATATTTGTTTCAGTTTGTTCAATTCTATGCTTAAAGATCTGACGTAATCGATCTTTGAAATAGAGTAAAATATCTTTTGTAATCCAAGAAGGTATAATCATATATACCAAAAAAACAACTGTAAACGCAATTAGGTTTGTATAACCTAAAAGACCCATAAATACCATCAATGAATAATTCCATGTTACGCATGAATAAAGGTAGGGATTACAAAACAAAAAAAATAATGTTCCTAGAGCAATTATTAGCATTATTTATTCGAAGGAAACAAATAACGAAATGGATATCGTAAACCATTATGGTTACGCAGTCATAACTTTTGCTTTATGTACTGTAGCAGTTGTCTATCCTGATCGTCCTTGGCCATCAGCTTTAGTTGGAGGAAACTTAATGGCTTTCAATTATTATTTTTCCCATCGATTATTACATCTTCTACCAAATGATCATTTTCTAAATTTTCATTTTTGGATGCATCATGATCCTTTTTTACCAAGATGGTTAGCTTTACCATTAGAAGGAATTTTAGAATTAGGTTATTTTATGTTAATTCCATTATTAATTCAGTATTTAACGGGTGATTGGGTCATTCCATTTAGTATTATTCTTCTTCTATCTTTGACATATACATCCTATCACATGATTCAATATTCTTTGATAAAATCCGAGACGCATGGAAGGCATCATAAAGATCATACAAAAAATTTTGCTCCCGATTTTATTGATCATATGTTCAAATCGAATTACGATGAAACATATGAAGATATGAGTTCTGGTGCTATAAATTGTTTAGTTTCAGCAATAATTGTTTTATGGCTAAAGAGTGTTTATAACTGGACTGACTAAGTTGAGCAAGGCATCAAACATAACTTGATTTCACCTAGATTTGCTACGACGTACCGAATCATCAAAAACCATCCATTCTTTACATGAATTTCAACATTGTTACATAAATTAGTACATTTAGTAAACAGAACTAGATGTGGCAAAGAAAAATGCTCACTAATGATTTCAGATGACTTCTTCTGAATATTGAAATCATTATCTCCCATAGTTGTTGATCTGGAAGCAAAATGTCCTTTACAGGTAAAAGAAAGAGAATTACCTACATTCGTAATTTCAATAGTTTTTGCTGACAATAAAGTCATATCACGACAAATCTTTTGGAAATCAGTTGAAGGCATTGTGATTCGGGTACTGAATTCAGTATCAGGAAGTTGAAGATCAGGTTCATCACGATCAAGCAAATTCAATTTGTATTTGTGAATCTGTTTCTTCTCGGAATTTTCCATAATAATACCTAGAGAATTAGGATCGTCTTTTTCGACATAAAAAGAAAGAATATCATCATTAGTAGCAGTTCTTACAATACGGTAGAGATGATCAGTATTTACACCAATAATAAATTTTGGAGATGTATGGTTATAATCATATTTCTCAAACTTATCTGCGTGCAATCTCAAATGAACAAGAACAGTGCGAGTATTATCCATAGCAATCATTTTGATTCCATCTTTATCAAACAGCAATGACATCTCAACAAGAATAGATTTCAAAGCTTCAACTAAAGTTCTGACAGCACCAGTCTGAACAGTTTTTGCTTCCACTGAATACATTTCTTTATTCAAGCTTACGTTCGTTAAAGTCACTCAAACAACGTATTCCAGAATCCAGTCGCCTTCTTAGGCTCCTTTTCACCGTCTTTAGACTCCTTCTTAGGCTCTTTTTCAGTCACAATGGATTGTTCTTCTTCATCTTCGGAATCAGATCCTTTATAAGTCTTTTTCATTGTATGACATTTTTTGATGGAAACAATACGTCCTCTCTTATTTTTATCTAAATCTTCTTTACGTAATCCTCCTGCTGTCATTTCAGCTTTTCCGGTCCACACTTGTCTTCTAGATCCTCGTTTGAGAGTTTTAGAAGGCATTTTTTACCTTTATCTAAGAAGTTTCCTTTTGAAGTTCTAACATAAGCGTTTTATATATAGTTTATTAATTGGAGAATGCTAATCCTCCCATACCAGACATAACGCGAAGAACGTTGTAATTCACAGCGTATACACGAACGTCCCAAGTATCATCAGTGCCTTGATCAACAAGTACAGATCCGTCCATAGTTAGAACTAAGGTAGCAGTATCAATTCGAGAAAAGTTACAAGTTCCAGAAGGTTGGTGTTCTTCAGGTTTTACAGCAAAAGAATAGCAATATACACCAGGTCCTGCGGCCATACCGGTATGGTGTTGAAACGGTTGAACTTTGTTAAAATAATCACCATAACGTCTCTCTAGACGGTCTTGACCATTAATTTGTAAAAGTTGTTCAAATACTGCAGGTTGATCATACACAAAAGGTAATAAACGTTTATCACCCCCTGTAACAAATGCACCTGGATAAGATCCATTATTAGGTGTGTTATTAGAATCTCTTGCTACTTTTGGCGTAGACTTACAATTGGTATAGCAAGTAGGTTGTACAACCCAGATGAGTTCTTTTACAGGGTGATTAAAGGTTAAATCAATACGTTGAGATGCGGAGCTGATACCTACATCTTCGTTAAATTGTACTTGTTCAATTAGATATTCGTGACTCTGTTGAGCAAAACGTCTACGCTCATCCGTATCTAGGTAAATGTAATCAACATAGAGCGCAGCTGACGTAGCTTGAGGAAAATTTTGAACACCTACTGTATAATCACCAGTAATTTCTTGAGGAGTTTTCCAGAATACATTGATCTTAACTTCATGATATTGTAGGGCAATCAAAGGCAAAGCAGTTCCGGGATTTCTAGTAAAGAAAAACATGAGAGGAATGTATAGAACGTTAGGCATAGATTGACGAGCAAACCCAGTAGAACAACCTACAGAAGCAGAAAAGGTTAATGCGGTTGGATTATACTTTTCATTAGAAAGCATGTCAGATAATTTAGCAGTCTTAATGTACTCTGAAGTCAGAACTGACCATAAAAACATGTATTCAGAATATAAGCGATCAATAATTTGACCACCAATATCTAGCTCTACATGATTAATAAAATTATAACCAAGAGCAACAAATTGTTGTTGAGTTGCGTACTGATTATTTTTACCAGCAGCATCATCACCTACTTGACCCTGTGGATCACGTCCACCGTGATTCCAGAGTGCCGGACTTCCTGCCGTATCATTGGTAGGAAGTTCTAGTTGAACATATGTAGAAAACATTAAATCTGCGTATCTGTTGATGATAGCAGTTTGTTTAGTTCCCCAGTTAGGTTCGCCATTAAAGTTGATACGAAATGCCTCCATAGCAAAATTGGTGTGTCGTTTATAAAGACCCTTCCAAAACGTGATCTGGGGATTCCCGGAAATATACGCGTCTTGAGCTCCGTAAGCTACCAATTGTAGAAGACCACCTCCCATTTATATGTTCATACGCATAATTTTTTAGTGCTTACGACGTCTATGGGTTTTACCATGTTTGCGACGACGACGTCCACCTTCAGGTTGAGTCATTACCTCCTCCTTCTCTTCTTTCTTTGCTTCCTCTTCTTCAGAGGAAGACCCATCCTCACCACCACCACTTTTCACTTTATGCCAAGACTTCTTGGCTTCCTTGATGACTTGTTTTAGACCCATACCTTTCTTGTAGGTACCACGAGCCTTCATCTGTTTCATCGTTTTCTTGATGTGCGTAATCCACTTGTTGGCCATTTTATTTAAACGCGGGAAAATACTCACCATGACTAACTAGAATACAATAGATTTATCTCCAGTTTTTGGATTATGGTCATAGATAGGAGATGATGCTGCCATAGGTTGAAAAGAATGTTCAGGAGGAGGGAGTGCGGGCTTCTTGTAGACGATCGGTTTATATCTCAAGTATGCTGGTTTAGCAAGAACACTTCCTTGCTGAAACTTACCTACATAGATCTCCATCATTGCGTCTAAAGATCCATAATTCATCATAATCCATTGACATCCGTATCCGAATAACACAGTAGGATTACTATTTTTTAAATCAGGATCGGCATCAGGAATGACCATAGTAATCGCTCTTCTATTAGAATCAATTAATTCTTCATGATCATAAGGTTGTGAAGCATTCATAAATGATAAACGTCTCAGATTAGAAGATCCCCATGATAAATTTATAAGTTCATGCATTTCAGTAATATTTTTTACTTCAGGGCCTGAAACAATAACAAGTTTTCCTGCTAAGTTACAGATAGGTTCTGTAGCTAAATTGAGTTTTCCTTGACCTTCATAAGCATATTGAGGCGGCAAAAAGTATCCTGCCAAGGTTTGTTTCAAGATTTCAGCACATGCTTGGATAGTATTTGTTTGTTTTGTGTGAAACATCAAACTTAACACAAATGGATCAGAAGCTGTTTTAGTTTCTACTTTATTAAATGCTGTATTCGCTATAGATACACAACATGATTCAAAAGATACAGAATTCTTAGCATAATCATATCCCAAACTTTCATTTTTAAGACCAACAACAGGTTTTCCATCTGTATCAGAATAAATATCTAGTTCTACTAATCTAGCACCTGCTTTAATAACTAAAGGTAAAACACCATCAGAAATATAATCATAAACATAAGAACTGGGAAATACAGAGTATGATGAACTAGCAATATAATAATCGCATAAACGTGTATCATCTCCGGTAGGACATCCTAGAGGGACTAGATCAGTTACCTGTCCATAAGTTCCCATAGTTAGAGAAGCACGTTTTAAGGTTGCCATATCTGATCCTGCTAAAGTACGATAAAGGATTAATACAGCAATACCAATCATCAAAAGAATAAATAAAGGAGGACCATATTTTCTTAATATGCCTGTTTCTTCCATTATTTATCCTACCTTAAAAAGAAGTTTGCGAAATTTATTTATTATTTCATCAGGAATACGTTCATCCATAGGAATACCTAGAAGACAACAATAATGAAAGTATACAGAATACACTCCACATTCAGAATCTTTATATTGATGACGAGTTGTGTTCTTAGTAAGTTCAGTTTTGCCTAGACCCATTTGATCAATCTCATCTTTCCATCGTGTCATCAAAATGTTAATCTCTTTCTCGGGTTCAGTAGCATAAGAATCAAAATAGGTTACGCGAGGATATTTTAATGATTCATCGATATCAGCAAATAAAGCAAACCAATGTTTTCCAGGTCCATCGTGCTTATCGGTATTAAATACAATTCCAACCTGATTATATTTTTTATGTAGATCCGCAACTTTTAATGAACATAAAGTATTAACTAAACATTGGCCAGATTGAGATTTTAAATCAAAATCAATAGGAATACAACCTAAAAATTTATATTTAGGAAATAACTTTTCAAAACCATGTTCTACATTTTCAATATCAGTAGATGATAACCAATCTTCAGGTTTTGTTATCCATGAATCTGGAGCTTTTGGTCTTGTTAACAAATGTGATACAATACAAGACGTTTTTCCGGCTTTACACTTTTTATGAAATCTTGATTTCAAAGAATTCCAGATATTCTGTTCTCCAATAGGTTGTTCATGAGGATGTTCAGAATTATAAGCTTTTCTAAATTGTTTCAATGTTTCATCATCAAACATCTTTACATGTATTCAGGGAAAAACGAATAAAAATTTTATAGTTTATAACATTGTATATAATGCAACTATATCGTATCCGTTTCACTAACGTCTTCAATCCTGAAGATGAAGAAGTTACTGATTATTGTTATACGGAAGAAGAAGCCCTTTTAATTATGGAACATTTTGTGGATTCAGATTGGCGTGTTGAATACTTTATCTAGTGTCAGAGTACGCTCTGATTTTTCATAAAGTTTAAAAATACGATTAAATGAATGAATGTAAATCATAGCTGTTGTTCCTACTACTACTGGAAGTAACCAGTTCATTTCTTAACTTTCGAGGTAAAAATTTGAGTACTAAAACGAGGATTTTTCATTCGATAATATCTCCATCGAAATTGTCGATATCCTGGAATCAATAAACTTTCGATCAATGGAGCATCCCATCGTTCTTTTTTAAATAATGCAGCTCCAATATATTTAGGTCCCATTTCATCCACTTTACGTTTAATTGCTTTTTTGACAGTATCTAAACTTTTTAAATAATAGGAACGGTATTCTTTTAAGTTCAATTCATCAGTTATTTTCTGAATGGCTTCTTTAGATTTTTGTCTGTGTTCACGCAGTTTTGATTGATATTCTCGTGTTGCTAAATTAAACTCTTTACGAAAAGCTAAAACATCAGGATCTCTAACAGCCTGCATGAAAAATTTACGTGCTAATCCCGCGACTTCTAATTGTTCAATTGGATCTTTATCTTTATTACATAGTGGACATGCGTGTTTAGATTTTAGTAGACATTCCATAATACATTTAGTATGAAATGCGTGATCACATTCTAGTTTAAAACATGTTTCTGTAGATTCTTTTTCATCTTGATATTCTTTCATATCCATTGTATCCCAACAAATTGCACAGGTCATTTGTATTCTATAAAAAAATGTCTTAAAACGGAAAAATTAAATATAAGTTGTAGGAATGTATAGAATGGAATTAATCCAACAAAATATTCATATATGGAAACATCTGTTTACATATATGGATTACGAAACTCGCATTTCAATGAACAGAATATTTTCAAAATCTCGTGAATCTAGAAAGTTAACTAAAGAACAGATTGAATTACATGATATACATGTATCTTCGTCATTTCTATCATCTTTAATAGCAAAAGTCAATTCTTCAGAAAAGAAGGAAGAATTAATGATTTGGACATTTGAAAAGTTTCTAGAACCTCGAAATCAACTTATCTTGTCAATAAACAGAATTAAATGGATAACAATACAAAAATTTACAGAACTTGCGAGAGATGCAGGTCCTGATTTGTTAACAGTAATGTACCGTATTATTCAACATATTCGTGATAATAAACGAGAAATTGAACATACAAAGGCAATTACCGTTTTCTAGGTTTACGACATGTACGACCTCTAAAGGTTTTTTTTGCGCAAAAACTTTTATGCTTTGCTACAGCATGTAAAGTTTCAGAATAAGTTCCAGAAAATCCCATCTCAACTAAAATTTCATAAACATCTCGAAAATAACAATCATGAATTTCAGGAATTCTAGGTAATCCTTGTTTAGGATATAAGTCTTTTAAAGCTTCCCAAAATTGTTGATGAGCTTCACGAGAATGTGTTTCTGAATCGTAATTATATGCCATAGAAAGCAAGAAAGGTACACCTGGTAAATGAACAGTTTTTAGTTCTTCGCGATAATACTTTATAACTTGCGAGAATCCCGGATTTGGAGCAGGATGTAAACCTTGAGAATCTAATTTCGTATTAACTTTTTTATGAAGGTCATATAACCATAACGCTAAATTATTTTGAGGAGGTTCGTCGTGTATAAATTCACGAGTAGATTGACGACAATATTTGCAGGGAAGTACTTCTCCTAAAACTGAAAACAATTTCTTTTTTTTAGCTATAGATCCTCGTTCAAATGTAATTAAGTGTAGCATTTTCCATCCTGACGGACCCCAGAATTTTGTGTCCATTATATTAAATGGGAGATAATCAACTAATTACGTTTGCTGTTGCTATTTATGTGGGTATGTCCTTAACTAAATTTTTTAACGCTGTTATTCGTGATATAGTTTTACCTCTGTTATCTCCTCTGGCTTCGGCTGATGGAGATGTAGCAAAATTAGTTGTTCAAATTGGTGGAATCAAGTTAAATATCGGTGATCTCTTAGTTCAAGGTGTGAATTTAGCAATTGTGTTCATGGTTGTATCATTTGCTCTCCCTTATTTAAAAGAGTATGTTCCAGTAGCTGGTCGCAGATAGGCTCCCAGAGGCGTGCGGATATCTTCTCTGCGTAAAGTAAATGCCTCGTCATAGAAAAACTAGAGGTAAAAAAGGTGGTGGTTGGTTTACGTCTGATGAAAGTGGTCCTGGACCATTACAATCAACTGCCAAATGGTTTACTTCATGGGGATCTCCAGCTCCGGCTGCAGCTCCACTTCCAGAACCATTAAAAGAAGCAGTCAAAGATACTCAACAAATGGCTCAAACTGCTGGACGCCGATTAAAAAAGCATGTTGGATATGATCCAGCTTCTCCTAAAGATATGCGTCGTCTTTTTAAAACTGCTAAGGGTGATACCATGTTAGGTGGTAAACGCCGAAGACATCGAACTCATCGTCGTTAAGCATCCAAAATCCTGAATGTTGCCCAACCGCCTTTAGAATATTTACCATACAATTCCACAATTCTTTTTTCCAGATCAGAAGGAGTCAGAGACATCTGCTCGTTCTGAATCTTCCATTGCTTGAATGCTGATCTCAACATTTCTTTAGATACGAAAGTCTCTTCTTCAGAAGAACCAATCTTTTCTGTAATGAAACGAGCAATACCATCATTATCATTTCTGTAGTCAGTAGTGTATTCCATAACTTTTCCAGGAGGAACCAGTTTATGAAACCCATGTCCACTCTTGAATGTAGAGATCAAGTAACTGAGAAAAGGTGTGGCCCAGTCTACAGAATTGACAGCATGTTGAATTGTTTCATCAATTGGATAGTGAAAGGTTTCACTTGGTTTTTCAACAAACTTAGAAGTAAAGTTGATGACCATTAGACGACGCCAAGTACCGCCATCAGTTGAATTGATTTCAGGCTTATCGTTACAAGCCAAATGAAACTTAGCTTGAACTTCAAATTCTGTACCAGACTTGAATAGATCACGAGCATACATCTTTTCGCAAGAACAAATTTCTTTCATTAGACCAGTATTTAGAGCAATACGTTCATCAGGTTCTTGCATAGTTACAAATCTCCTTCCTTTTAGCCTGATTACTTCAGGAGCTGCCGCACCAGATTTCCCACGTTTTTGTGTGAACAATGAAATAGGAACTACAGCCGCATAATCACCCAAAGCTTTAGCTGTCAAATTCATCAGCATAGATTTACCATTTGAACCGGAACCGGTCAAAATATGAAATTTCTGTGCTTTATTTCCACCTACTAGGCATGTAGATAAATGTTTCATGAAATATGAACGGACTTCAGGATCTGGAAGAACTTGATTGAGAAATAATTCAATTTGTGCCCATGCGGAATAAGATCTAAAATCTCTATCAGGATCATAATCTACTCCAGTACTGAAGCTCATATAATCATCAGGCTTTCCATCACGGAACTCAAATGTAGTCAAATCTAGAACGCCATTATTGAAAGCAATTAGTTCTTTATTGGAATCAATCTTTTTCGTGAATTGTTCATCAAAGAATAGTTCACGACATTCACGCATCACATTGTTTTTGAATGTTGTAGTTTTTAGTTTAGTATAGATCTTGTTCAGACCCATACGTTGAGATTCTAGTTTACAATATTCGCAAATTCCACAATCGGATTTAGATTCAATGGATACACATCGCATTAAATTACGTTCTTCCATATCACGTCCAATACTATTCATCTTTCCAAAGAATAGAGACGCAATTTCAGAAGACAGACGGATTTGAAGGTCTACACCTGAATCTGTTTCTGTCCAAATATGTCCGGCCCATCTATACCATGCATTCTTTCCGAAATCACAGCACTTATATAGATCACGAAATTTTGCGTTTACGACTTTAGCCACGTCATGTTCTGTGCCTGAACATGCTTGTTCAATTAGACGATTTACATTTGAATTCTCAATAGTAAGGTAACCTTCAGGATTATCGGTACGAGACCAATAATACAATGAATTAATACCTAGACGATCGCCATCATTTCTGAAATTAATCGTGTTCCATTTCTGGATACAATCTGCTTCATTATACTTATCAGTATTTTGAGAACTGAAATCTAGAAAGATATCTTGAAGATCAGGATGGATATTATGTAGACAAATACCTACATTCAACCATGACTGATATTCAGAAGAACGTTCAGAGTTCAAATTCATTACATGAGCTTTCAAATAATCTTTATAATCTGGATCAATAGCACGAATACCTCTTCCGTGTGGAGAAGATGCGCGAGATCCAGGTTCACGTTGTGCTGGTCTTCCACGCGCTGGTGTTACAGCACGACCACCTGAAATTACAGGTTCTTGACCGGCTGTATAAATTTCACGTGCTTTAGAAGTCAAAGGAGTTTCTTCAGAATCTTGTTTACGTACAGAAAGAAGTTTAACTAGTTTTGAAGTTATTTGTGGAACTTCAGTATTCAGTTTAAGTTCTCCATCAGAGTAATTCAGTATATAGGAAATCATATAAGGCAGAGATTCTTCTTCGCCTTTTTTTGATCCATATAACATCCAATTTGCTGAACGCTTGACAACACCTTCGTCATAAACTTTATCCCACTTGTCTTGTAGCGGTAGACCAGTGAAATAAGTATCCATAGTTTTCAATAGAGTTCTGCGAATACTTTGTTCCACAGCTGTAGTTGTTCCCAAAGAAGGAACCACGATATGGATTCCTGATTTCATTCGGTTACGCTTTTCATCAAATGTAGGCTTGCGCTTTTCCATGATATAGATATCTACAGATGGAGGCAGTTCCAGGTACTCAGAAACCTGAGCCATGTATGCCTTACAAAATGATACAACTTGATCACGCGTATGCTGATGTGTTTTTACTACAGGTTCATAGACGAAATCAAAATCAACTCTCAAAGATCCAATCTTAGTATTTTTTTCTACAAGGAAAGCAGGATGTCCATCCAGAATCCATTCAGAATACAGATCATAAAATTGGTCAAGTTTATCATCTGGAATCCAGTATTTACCACCTTTTAGTCCTGTATGGGTAAAAGTGGTCGTAGAACTGTTCGCCATAAGGAATCTCTGTAGATTCATCGGTCCGTCCATGGCGTAATTTACTGGCGAGACATTAATTTTGCCTTAATTCGTTTTCCAAGAAACGGAAATTTTTAATTGATTATTAATACTTTTAAATGATGATACGGTATATATTAACTTGTATTAAAACAACACCAAAGTTGCTCAGACAAGATTTTCCAGATGTAAAGAATTTGTTAAAAAGAGGTAAAGGAAATAAACCACAAGAACAAGAAATATGTTTTGCTAAACTATTATTAGATTATAATTTTAAGATGTTGCTAAAGGATGAACATCCTATTGCTGAACCTCATTTCTATTATCAACCCAGTGGAACACAGCGTAGTCCTGATTTTAAAGTTTTCTATAATGGAAAGAACTATAAGTTTGATCTAAAGTCAACTAAAGGAAAAACATTTTATTGGAATGATGGGTGGTATGAAAATGATAATATTTACATTATAAATTATGTTCTGAAGAAAAGTGACCAAATCTACATAGGTCTTGGTCAATATTCTTATTCTGAGGAAGAGAATACTGCGATCATTGAAAGACGTCGCATAATAAAACAATTGAATGCTCTAGATAAAAAAGTTGGTAACCTAAGACTTTATTCTCGTCAGGCAAATCAGTACTCTTGTGATAGATTTACTGATGAATTTTCTAATAAGAATTTTCAAGATGTTATCAAATTTCTAGAATAGATCTAGTAAGAAGTTCCACTATTTTAGATGGAACAGCATTACCAATCTGTTTTTTAATTGATGAATCAGAACCTTTAAAAGGATGATCTTTAGGAAATCCTTGTATTTGTGCTAGTTCGGAATTTAGCAAACAACGTACATACTTTTTTCCAGACGATTTTTTCAAACAGACGTACAATCTTGGTTGAAAAGAATACGCACAAATAATAGTTTTAGATGGCTTATTCAGATCCAATATTTCAGAGTGGTGTGGTGATATGCGCTTTGTGAATGAGATCAAATCAGGATGTTTGAGAAGAAGATAAGAGTGTGGAGTTCCAGATATTTCCATATCTTCCCTAATCGGAAAGACACATTCTGGTGGAGGATCCAGTGAAGTTTCCAGAGCTCCATCTAATGATTCTTCAATATAATGACGAATTCCTTGCTTCGGCAAATTAAATTCAGGCATAGCAAAAGGAATTCTGAGACGATTTCCAATTAGAAGAAGACGTTTTCTAGATTGAGATACTCCTGCTTGTGAAACATCATACACTTTACATGATAGATTGTATCCAATTGAGGCAAATTCTTGTTGTATTACATCAATAACCTTAGATTTCCCATCATCAGTTTTACGAGTAAGAAGACCTGATACATTTTCTCCCATAATCCATTCTGGTTGAACTAGTTTTACAACACGAAGAAATTCGTAAAATAATTTATTTCTTGGATCTGATACATCTTTCTTACCTGCATTTGAGAATCCTTGGCAAGGAAATCCTGCGAAGATTAGTTTAATATTTTCGAACTGAAATTCAGAATCGGGTATTTTTGTTATATCTCCTTTTACTGCAGAACCTAACCATTTACAGTTGTGAAATGCTTCCAAATGTGTTTGTACAGCATCGCGATTAAATTCAGAAAATGCTGTCACATTTAGACCAGCATGTTCTAAACCAATAGAATCTCCACCAGCACCCGAAAACAGACTGATTGCCTTCATTTTAATATTTATAGTTAATTCTTAGATCAGTCCGTTTTTGAAAATGGATCGATTTACCTATTCTTCTGAACCAGTAAACAAATGAAGTTCTGTCCTGAATGCAAAAACGTTTTGTATTCTATTGAAGAAGAATCTGGTCATGCTGTCCAAAATTGCCGTAAATGCGAATATACAGAAAAAATTAGTCCAGATCATCCGGTAGTCTACGAACATGTTTTGAGAGAAGATACTTCAGCAAAACTTGTCTTGAATCCTTATTTGAAACATGATCCTACTTTGCCTAGATTCACAGAAATTCAATGTCCTGCTCCAGAATGTCCTTCTAGATCCGGAACTAAAGCAGATGTAGTAGGAGTAAAAATCGATCGGCAAAATGTTATTTGGATGTACCAATGTGCTAATTGCGATACAACTTGGAAACAAAACGCTCAAGCTACCTAGAAATTCTAGGTATATCTTTAGATTGATCTGGAGGATTCAACTTTTGTTTTTTTACGGTTAATTCTATACCTGAAGCCTCTATTACCTGTGTAGGTTTAGCTGGTCGCAGAAATTTAATTCCTATAACGTCACGTCGTTTCATCTTTTAATATAAAATACTCATAATTATTTTTTTTCCGTTTTCGTGTAAAACGAATCTAAGTCTTAGCTACACTATAAGGATAAACATGGAAGTCCTACGCGAATCATCTCGTATTTTGCACCCTGAAGTTATTCCAGTACATCGTGATGAAATTACTGAATCTTTAGCCCAAACACGTAAGACATTGCCTTATTATTCAAAGTATGAATATACAGTCTTGCTTGGTACACGAGCACAACAATTGGCTGAAGGATCTAAACCTCTAGCTGATCTAAAAGGTTTGGATACTGCAAGTTCACAGTTTATTTGGAATTTGGCAAAACGTGAAATATTGGAACGTAAATTGCCATTTATTATTCATCGTCGTCTTCCTGGAGGTGGATCTGAATATTGGTCCTGTTCTGAATTATCTGTAATTTGGTAGGTTCCCTCTATCCGCACATTTCGTGTAAAGTTTGAGATGTTGGAGGAAAGACTAATGTTTCAGGAAAAGCTTCAGGAGGTGCTGCAAAATGTGGAGAATCGTGAACAGCGGTTTTATCAGCAAATTGGGTATCAATTGTATGCCATCTTGCTTGATCGCGTCCCATTTCATGAAACAAACGTTTTTCATCTGAATGAGGCCAGGTTGTCCAAACAGTTTTTAAAAGGTAAACGGATAAGAGAGCAGAAACAAGCCCGCTTAAAGGAAATCCTTTATAAAATAAAGCTACTACACATCCAAGAATAAAGATTGATGCGGCAGGGCGACCAAACGTAGATAAAGCTTGTAACCCAGCATGAAATCTCCATTTCATTAAGAGAACTATTCCAAAAAACAAGGCCATGCCCGAAGCAAGAATTGTATCTTTCATTCCTTTGTTTAGAGCATCGAAAATGGATTAGAGCTATTCTAATAAAAGAATTACAAAATGATTATTCCTATTCGTTGTGTATCGTGTAATAATGTTTTGGCTGGTAAATGGCTAGCTTATCTTGAAAAAGTTCGAGAACTAACTAAAGATGAAAAATTGACATATCTGACACAAACTACAACAAAATCGGCCCATGGAAAAGCTTTAGATGAACTTGGAGTTACCAGAACTTGTTGTCGACGACATTTGTTGACTCATGTTGACCTTTAATAAAATCCTGATAGAACACAAAGATGTCGTATGCCGATTATTTACGAACTAGAGAACTTAATCAGCCAAAGATTTTTGATCGTAGAATGGCATTAGGTGATGCTTCTAATTATATTCAACGTACAAAGCTAGGAGCATCTTGGATCCAAGGCTCTACAAATCACGTCATTAATAATCAATCTGATCCATTTATTCCTAATCCTAGTACATCAAAGATGCCTATTAAATCTGTAGGATCTGGAGCTGGTGGACGTGTACAAGACGCATCATTATATACTATGACTCTCGGAGCTAGATCTGTTGCTGAAGATAAAAATAGATTTTCTTCAGTTAAAACTTTTCAAACTAGACCAATTAATGCCAATGGTCAATGTGTATGGGCAACTCCAGCACCTTCTTTAGTAATTAATCAAGGTGTTAACTTTGATGGTAAACAGGGTGGAGATTTTAACGGTACTGATTATGGAGGATTGAATACAGGATACACACAACCTTGTAACTTATTTAGACCTCAGGGTAATACTCAACTAGTTGTACGCAATCCAGAATTGGATCGTGTAGGTGTACAATCTCGTGAAGCATGGAATGGTGCTTTAGGAACTCATTATGGTGGACAAAATACTATCTTATGTTCTACGACAACATCTAATCATACAGTAAAAGTAATTCCTCATGGAAACTTAAATTCTCGTCCTGTAAAAGCAGATTTCAGAACTTCAGTTATGGGCTTACAAGTTTCTGCTGATGGTAAATTTGGTCGTCCAGGAAAAATTGGTGGTCTTGTTGCAAGAACCAAGTATATTGAAAGCCATCGCGGTAACCCAAATATTGATCACCCTTCTAAACTATCATTAGCAGAAGTAACCTACCATAAACCACCAACTTACCGCATTCCTAAGAACGCTTAAAATGGATTTAAAACTCATAATTAAACAGTTGGTAATGAATGCCAAAGTCGTCAGTTAAAGCTTATTTATTGAGAGCTCTTGCTTCTTTATACAACGTTCGTCGTGGAGAAGTATGGTCATGGACACTTGAAGGTGATAGTATTTATAAGATTCAGATAGCAGACTTTCGTTATTACAGACTTATGACTAAGTACTATACTCTTCGCGCTAAATCAACTAAGTCTGAAAGAAAAGCAGTCTGGTTTGAGACATGTGCAAATTATTTTAGAAGTCTTAATTCATATTAATTAGTTAGAGGGTAAAACCTTTTTAGTTTTACGTAAACATTCGCGACGTATAGTTTTTCTACGTAAATTCATGGTGTTCAGGTAACGAGTCCATGTTTTTCCGTCACGAGGTGTACATGGTAACAACGGAATTTTTCTGTCACGTAACCATTCTGATTGAGTAAAAAGTTTAGAAATATCAGTTCCGTATTCACTAAGTTCAACCGTTTCAGTTAATTCACAACATTTTTCGCGCATTTCAAGAGATCCGAATCCATACCATGGATCTAAAAGATCATTTTTGTAAAGATCTACATGTGTCACAACAGACCCATTCCATCCGATTTTAGAAATTGGACGAAATGATTCCCATGTAGAATCCCAAATAAATAAATCAGAATTAAGTTTGCCATAAAGAGTATCTTTATATTTGATCAACTCCATTATGTGTCTCCTAAAAAATAGTTTTAAATTTCATGACGCGTTAACTTCTTATTTAGTAGGTAGTAGCATACCTATTAAAAATGCGAATTAACTTAATTGGTAATTTTGGGAGTGCAGGATTAAATCAGGATGCTTCTTTGCTTCGAGGTCTTTTAGCAAATCAGTTTGGTGATGATCTTGTAATCCAGCGTGTTACTTCAAATCAACCAGAATGTGCTGAAGCAGAAATTAATATTTTTTTGGAGATTGTGAATCCTTGTTTGCTCTCCTACGCAGGATATAATATATGGATTCCTAATCCTGATTGGACATACCAAACATGGATTTCTTATATTCCTATGATGGACTCTATTTGGGTAAAAACTCGTGAAGCAGAAGAAATCTTTTCAGAATTTACAAAAAAAGTTCAATATATTGGATGGACATCTATTGATAAGATTTATGAACCTAAGAAAAACTATTCCAAAGCAATTGTTCTTGTAGGGAAGAATCCATATCGTAATCCTAAACCAGTAATTAAAGCTTATTATGATATTTTCAAAACAGATCCTGATCTATTTACTAAACTACCTGAACTTCATATTCCTCGCAATGAACAACAAGTTCAATTTTATGTTCCACCTGAATTGGGTTATAAAGTAACTTTGTACGATACAATGATTGAATCTGATTATGATAAACTTCTTCATGAATGTGGTCTAGCAATTTGTTTATCTAATTGTGAAGGATTCGGTCATGCTGTAAATGAAGCTATGTCAGCAGGATGTAACCTTTTGCTTTCGCCAATTAAACCTTTTCAAGAAATGACGAATAATTCACTAGATGTTCTTTGGGGATCAGTTCATCAAAAAATCGATCATCCGGAATGTTTATGTGAACTTGTAGATACGTCATCAGTTTCAGTACGTGAATGTCTTCAGGAATGGATGGAACGATCTAAATCTGAACGCAAGAAGATTTCTGAATATATGAGAACTTTATATGAAAAACGTCATGCTACTTTTATTTCTTCTTTTAAATGCCCTGTAGTTCCTGAATTTGATGCTTCTAAACTTTTATTGGATGAAAAAGATTTACCTGATGTATCCATTATCACGTTGACTTATAATCGCAAGGAATTTATACCTTTGGCTAAATATTCTTATTTGATTCAATCTTATCCTGAAGATAAATTAGAATGGGTTATTGTTGATGATGGTGAATCTATCGAAGAAGAATTAATGGGTATTCCAAATGTTAAATATGTTCGATTAACTGAAAAAACAGGTATTGCAGAAAAGAGAAATATTGGTGTACAGAATGCAATGTATGATACTATAGTATTTATGGATGACGATGATGTATATCCTAATAATAGTGTTCTTCAACGAGTAGCTATGATGAAACGTAAACCTGAAAAAGAGTGTGTGTTTACTACTATCATTCCCTGCTACGATATTGAAAAGTATACCTCATTTATGAATGTTCCTCCAATAACGTTACCTATGTGTCAACGTGTTTCCGAAGCTACTTTAGGTTTTACAAAACAGTTTTGGAAAGATTGTCCGTTTACTGAAAATATTGGAGAAGCCGAAACATTTATTCGTGGTCGCGAACATATGTGTCGGGAAATCTCTCCGCAAGAGGTTATCGTTTCCCTTGTTCATTCTAAGAATTCTTCTTCAAGAAAAACTCCTCAAGGTGAACCTAATGGATGTCATTATGGATTCAATGAAAAGTTATACGCTTTAGTTAGTCAGATTGGTGAAGACTTAAAAACGCATTCCGAATAAAGACTTTCCACGGCGGTGGCTCTTGTGGTGTTTACGGTGACTCTTACGGTGACGACGTCCTCCCATAGCAGGTGCTGGAGCGGTCTTGGCAGCTTCAGGAGCACCTTCTACGGGTCCACCACCACGCATCTTTAAGCCTTGCTTGGCTAGCATACGACGTACAGTCTTCTTCTTCACTAGACGAAGTTTCTTGGCAGAACGACGACGACCGCCAATTGGGAGAGGAGCATAGGAGGTACCTACAGTTGAAAGTTCGACCATTTGTTTTATGTTCTTCTAAGAAGAAAATTTATGCTGAACATGTCAAACAAGGTTCAACAGTAAATTTTTGGGCAGACGCGGCGCCTTTTGTACGCAGATAATAACAACCAGTTTTCAATCCTGACTTCCACGCATAGAAATGCATGGACGTGAGTTTCGAATATGAAGCATCGCTGAGAAACAAATTTAGTGACTGTGACTGACAAATAAACGGTGCTCTATCTCTAGCCATATCAATAAGAACCTTCTGAGGAATTTCCCAGACTGTCTTGTAAATAGATTTGAGTTCTCCCGGGATTTCTGGAATATTTTGAATTGAACCATTATTGGCAATAATAGAATTTCTGATTTCCGATGTCCACATATTCATTCTAACTAGATCTTCAACAAGATATTTATTTACGACCATAAAATCTCCTGCCAAAACACGGCGGGTGTACATATTAGATGTAAATGGTTCCATACATTCATTATTTCCCAAGATTTGCGATGTAGATGCTGTTGGCATTGGTGCTATTAACAAGGAATTACGAATACCTGTCTTAGCATTTTTCTTCAAAGAATCCCAATCTAGATATGGAGTTTTTCTTGGTTGATCATTCCACATATCTGGTTGAAAGATTCCTTTAGATACTGGAGATCCATAAAAGGAAGAATAAGAACCTGGTTCAGTCATTCCCATATGTGTGAATTCACTTAGATCATAAGCACGTTGTGTTGATTCGGACAAGGCTGCAAAATAAATATTTTCAAAGATTTCTCTATTTAGTTCATTTGCCTTTTGAGATCCCCATGCTAGTTTCATTTTAGCAAATACATCTGCCAAACCTTGAACACCAATTCCAATAGGACGATGACGCATATTTGATCTACGAGTTTCCTCTGTAGGATAATAATTTTTGTCAATCACAATATCCAAATTACGTGCGAGAATTCGTGTATATTCTCTCAACTTTTCAAAGTTGAATGTATATGTTTCATAATAACAATTAAACTCTACAAACTTTGGAAGAGCTAGAGATCCCAAATTACATACAGCAGTTTCGTGAGGACTAGAATATTCCATGATTTCGGTACAGTTTCCGGTCAGAATACCATTAAAGACTCCTGCGTGATTTAGCGGTTCATTAAAGCAATATGTATCGTCATAACGACCATCAAATTCTACAGAAACTACTTTTTGAGATGTCCAAACATTAGAAGCAGAATAGTAACCCATAAGAATAGTATTTGTTTGCAGTTCTTTTGCTTCAATACGCTCGCATTTTGCAATATCTTTATCTGTTGGTAGAATGAATTTGTGATATTCTGTGCAGTATAGAACTCTGTTGTTACCATTTATAGAAACAGTTACTTTTAGGAGTTTCTGTGAATGTCCAGTTTTCCTGACAGTTACCTTACTATATCCTGAACCATTCCAAATTTCAATTTCTTTATTTTCAAAATCACAAATCTCATATGAATCAAACGAATATGGAATACCATATCCTTTATCATCACCAATGACCTTCTTTACTCTAATTTTAGTTTCAGGAGCCACACACAAATTGGATGACCTAATAGTTCCCAAATTCTGTTGATTACTTTTAGAGTTAGCAGCGTCTTTATAACACAAATAAGGCATACCGGTCTGAATTTGAGAATCCATAATCAGTTTCCAGATCTCTTTTGCTTTAATACGTCGTCCTTTACCCAAAGATTCATAATATGTATACAGTTTTTCAAATTCCGGACCCCATCTATCAGCCAAACCAGGACATTGATGAGGACACATCAATGTCCAATAAGAATCTTCTTCTACACGTTTCATGAACAGATCTGGGACCCACATGCCATAAAAGAGATCACGAGCACGATCTTCTTCAGCACCTTGATTGAGTTTCAGTTTCAGAAAATCTTCAACATCAGCATGCCAAGGTTCTAGATAAATCGCAAAGGAACCGTTACGTTTACCACCTTGATTGACATATTTTGCTGTATCATTAAAGACTTTTAGCATAGGAACCAGTCCTGTAGAATCTCCATCTGTTCCTTTAATTTTAGTTCCACGTGCTCTGACAGTATGAACTGACAACCCAATTCCACCAGCCCATTTAGAAATTTGCGCACATTGTTTCAGAGTATCATAAATTCCATCAATTGAATCTTCTTTCATAGTCAGAAGAAAGCATGAAGACATTTGCGGTCTACGCTTTCCAGCATTAAACAAAGTAGGAGTAGCTTGAATGAAATAACCTTGAGATAAAGCATCATATGTTTCACGTACCAAATCAAAGTTATTACCATGAAGTTGAATAGCTACACGCATCCACAAATGTTGAGGTCTTTCTCCTGTCAAAAGATAACCGTTTTGTAATGTTCTGAACCCAAAATAATCAAACATGAAATCACGTTTATAATCAATTATTTGTTCATATTCGATGGCATGAGTTTCAACTAGCAAACCATACTCAGAATCTACATCCAATTTGCGAACGCATTCTAGAAGTGATGACGGAGTATTCTTTTGATGATTAGAAATCACAATTCGGGCAGCCAATGTACCGTAATTAGGATGGTATCTAGATTGCATAGTTGCACACGTTTCCGCGGCAAACTCATCTAGTTTACGTGTTTCCATATTATTTTCAAGTTGTGAACATACCTTTTGTGCTACCAAATCAGGGTTCACATGTTCCAAACCTTCAGAAAGTGAACGGATTCTACGAAGAACCTCATCAAAACTTACAGGAACTTTTGTGCCATCACGTTTAATGACGAACATAGAATCCATCTTTTCCATTTCTATGTTGCCTGTAATAAAATCCGTTATTGATAATAATGAGTGTGTTATCATATATTTCACAATTTACAAGACCTTCAGACACTATAACTGATAAGCAAGCTGAAATTTTAATCGAAGCACCGGGAGTTTCATTTTCGCCTGAAATGAAAGAAAAGTTGAAATTTTATATTAAGAAAAACTGGTCTACTAGATCTGGTAAAAAATCAGCATTTGATTTGTTTAAAGAAGCAAGACATCCATGTACACATGAATTTTTTGATAAATTAATTAATGGAGCAAAGGATGAGGCTGGTGGATCAGCACCTTCATTTGCTGAAATAATGGAAGAAAAAACGAGAAATTTAAGTGAACTTGATCCATCAAACAAAATAGATAAACAAACTATTGATGATATTAAAAATTCATTTGAGATTCAGTATAGCGAATTTTCAAAGTTTTTTACAGAAGGTTATTCGCTTCATTTAAAAGATAATTTATTATTTAGAAACGGTAAACCAGTTGCTGTAAGAGAGGGAGATGAAAGAAAACGAATGTCACAATGTCATGAAAAGCTAACAGAAGATGATTTTGAACAAAGTTCTATACGAATTGGTCCGGATGAAGAATCTAAAGGTGTTACAGGTAAGGCTTTTGAAGGATATGGACGTCGTACACGTAGACGTAGACATAAGGGAAAAAAGACTAAAGCAAGAAAGATTAGGAGAAGAGGGTCCCGACTTTAGGAAGATAGTTTTAGTTGGATATGAGACGATTCCATTTCTTGTAAGAATAATCTCATTGAATATGGAATAGATAATTTAGTTGTTGGATAATCATCTTGTGCGTCTAATCTTCCTAATTCAGGTTGAAATAAGAATTCAGCTCCATCAGATCTTTTAGTCATTGATTCTGTTAAAAATCCCATCATACCATGAGATAATAATCCATCTCTCTCCATTTCACCGATACGCAGACCACCATCTTGAGCACGTCCTTCTAAAGGTTGACGAGTTAATTTTGTCACTGGTCCTGTATTTCTATAATTAATTTTATCTTCGGTCATCAACTTTGATCGCAGATAGTAAGTTGGTCCCATAAAGATTTCAGATTGAATTAGTTCACCGGTCTGGCCATTATACAAAAGTTGATTTCCATAAGGATGATAACCTAATTGTAACATAATCTCTTTTGTGTCCATGATTCTATTTTGAGTACTGAATGCTGTAGCATCAATTAGAACACCCAGATCTACTGCAAGAATATTAGACATAGATTCAACAAATTGACCTATTGTCATACGAGAAGGGAATGCGCATGGATTAATAATCATATCGGGTCTTAGACCTTCAGCAGTAAATGGCATATCCTCCTCTTTTAAACGAATACCGCAAGTACCTTTTTGTCCATGACGAGCACTAAATTTATCTCCAGGAACAGGAAGACGAGATTCAGCTACTCTGATCTTAATACCTTGTAGACCTTCAGGTGTTGTATATCGATAAATTCCATCTACAATTCCATGCTGTCCTCTCTTAGGTGTTTTTGATGTATCATGATATCCACTAACTTCACCACGACTATTTAATTGTGGAGTTACCATTCCAACTAAAACTGTATCTGGCTGAACATGTGATCCTAGACGAATAACACCTGCTGAATCTAATAAAGAATAATCTGATTTAGAACTTAGGATAACTGTATCGCGATATTTTGGATCCATAGCAGGATTACATACTTCAGATGAATTTACAACTTGAATTTCTCCGTCTTTAAAATGTTGATTTAAAGATTCTTCTTGGAAATCATAAGAATGATAATAAGAAGTTTCAAACATTCCTCGTTTCAATGCAGTTTCATTTAAAATAATAGAATCATCTTGATTATATCCAGAATAAATTGCTATTGCTACAATCGTATTTTCGCCATAAGGCATACAATTGTTTCCACCTAAAATATGAGGAGAAGTCCATGTTTCACATAAAGGTCTTTGTGGTGTATGAAGCAAAGTAGATATTGTATCAAAACGCTTAGAAAATGCCGTATTATACCACGAACATGCTTGTTTCACTTGTTGACAAGAAAACATATTTCTAGGGGCTTGATTATGGTCTACAAATGGATTAATTAAAGCCGAAGGAGATAAAATAGCTGTTCCATGAATTTCAGATTGGATTTGCTTGAACGGTTCACGAGAAATTAAAAGACCTTCCGATTCTTGAGGATCAATATAATCCATATGACTCAAGATTTTCTGCCAAGATGATGACGCTTTAACTAGATCAGGTTTAGTTCCTTCACGATATACAGGTCTACAAATACGTCCAGCATCACAAAAGAGTAAATATTCATTTCCTGTTCGATTCCAAAATAATGAGGTCATAACATCAATTTTTCCAGATCGTCGTTCATCAATAAGTTTAGAATGTAAAGATTCAGTATTTCCTGTGTAGACACCTAACAAATCCGCATTTAAAAAAACCTTTGTCCATCTAGGATCCCATGTAGCAGGATTCAAAATACTCAAAGGAAAAAACTCTTTCTCAGATTTCAAACGATCTCTCAAAAGTTTTGAATCGGTTTGTGTACTAATTTTTGATAATAAAGCTAAAGATTTAATCATACCTACATTTCCACCGTCAGGATTATCTACAGGACACATAAATCCCCATGAACTAGAATGTAGTCTACGTGCTTCTAAACTTTTACTTCCTTTATCCATCATTAAATTCACACGACGAACGTGAGCAATAGTTCCTACATAAGAAAATCTACTTAAAACCTGAGATACTCCATCAGCTCCACCCCATTGTCCTTTAAAAGATTTAGAAAATCTCTGAAGAAATTCAGTAGATTTCCAGTATCTCTGTCTCAACGTATCTTCTTGCAAGAGTTCAGAAAGTTTACGACCAGCGTAATTAGCTTGTTCGAACTCTACTCGAGAATCTATTGCCGTAATAAAATCTTTAGCCACATCATTATAGATTCTACGGAATTCTTCAAAACATAAATCTCCAGCTGCAGCCAATCGTTTAAACTTAAAATGATCTCGATCAGAATTAGTAGAGATTTCTAAATCAATATCCATAGCCATTTTTGTCATCAAACCCAATAGATAAGCCTTTCTGCGATAAAATGTAGCAACAGATTCATCTTGAGGTTCACAATGAGGAAACAATTTAGAATATAAATTTGAATATACAGAACCTTGACTTTTTGACCGAGTTTCTTTGACTAAGAGAGCCAAGTCAGGATCAGACATATCTTCAGTTCTTTCTTGTTTCAAAAATGTTTCATGAGATAAGATTAAGGTTAGGAATAAAGAATCATATTGAGTTCGTTGAGATTCAGGTACTCCAAATAAAATAATATCATATAAATCTTTATCATTCGAAATTCCCAATGCTCTGAACACACTAAGTAATGGAACAGCTTGCAAAAACCCTGGTATTTTTATAATAGCTAAACGTTTTGTGTAAAAAGATGCCCAATCTCCTACCTTTTGAATATCATCAGCATCATCTGGAATTCTTTGTTTAGGAGGAATCGTTACCATATGGGAATAAGGACCACGAGTACCATCTTCAGAAGTAGATGAGATACCTGCTACATATTCATATTCTTCACCCTTTGTTGATCCTTCAACTTTAGCTTCAGATTCATATTCGGTAATTGTTCTAGCTACTTTTTCTTTAACTAAAGTCTTACGTTTTTTAGCATGAAACATGTTAGCACCTAAAGATTCTTGAGTAAGAAGAACACGTTCTTGACCGTCTACAACAAAATATCCACCTAGTTCATATTTACATTCGTGAACAGAGTCCAAAGCTTCAGAGTTCATTGAAGACAGATGGCATAAAGAACTTTTTAGCATTAAAGGAATACTTCCCAAAAATACATCTTTGAATTCTTTAGTATCTTTATGACCTTCATAAATATAGGTTATATGGAAATCGGTATATACATCAAATTTATACGTTCGATTCTCTAGACGACATGAATGAGGAAATACGGCTGAACCTTCATTCTGGGGGACATGATATTTGATTTGATCTCCATTTAAACCACCAATGAAAACTTCAACTTTACGACCATCAGCTAAAAGAAGTTCTAGAGGATTTGAAGCCTTAATAAAGCGAGGGATCTTAGTATCAACGAAGTCTTTAAACGAATCAAGGTGATGACGAACTAAAGGATTTGTTACATCTTTAAAAAATGTTTCAAAGACATGTCTGGCGACATCCATTTCTTGTATCTAAGCAAGAATGAGTAATACGACTATTGCCGTATGGACAGTCGGTTGGTGTATTTTATTTTTGATTTTATACCGTTTTGTATTCAATCCTCAGATTCTTGTAATACCTTCTGTATTGAATTTGAAAGGATGTCCTGATCATTGGACAAAAAATGGTTCTTTATGTGTGCCACCAGACAACTCTGTATGTTA